GGTACACAAGGCACTCAGATTTAACATTTCCCAACTATCTTTTAACGTCCATTAACACACTTTGGCACGCTTTTTGTTGAGCCGCACCGTACCAACTTTAACACACTTTAACTTTGTTAAACTTTCATAAAAATAATGTTTCACGTGGAACGTTGGCAAAGTGATTGTTTCACGTGGAACAAAAGGGCGATGGCGATTGCAAGTGTTAAAAACAGTTAATTTATTTCTTTAAGACTTTTTAACGAAAATAATTTGGTGGTTTTGCAAAAACGTTGTATCTTTGCAACGTGATTAAGAAACAAAGTTGAACAATTAAAATATAAAATTATGGTAACAATAAAATTTATCAACGTGAACGGTAAAGGTCAAATGACCGTTAAAGATTCTCAGAAAGAAAACGTCATCAACAGTTTGTTAGCAGTTGGTTACGGTATTTTGAAAATCGAACAATAAGTTTAACCGCCTGTAAGGTTCACCCTTACAGGCTTAAAATAATTGATATATGGAACATTCATATTTTAGAATCACATTGAAACAAACCGACAAAGTAACGGTTTTTATGGTTCGTTCGGACAAAGTAAGCGAGTTCTTTAACAACAAAATAGACTACCTTTCGGGTGATTGCTCTATCACTGTTAAGGGTCGCTACCCGACACACAAAGATTCTCGCAAGTGGTTTATAATTACATCAACAGAAAATAAATAAGTTATATGAAAAAGATTAAGTACTTTAAATTGTCTGAGTTCATCAACTCAGCAACCGCAAAACGTTTGGGCATTAATAATTTACCATCGTTTGAAGTAGTTGATAACTTGAATCGTTTAGCTGATTATTTAGACGGAATACGTGAAAAGTTGGGTAAACCTATCTTAGTTAGTAGTGGGTATCGTTGCCCAATGTTAAATAAAGCCGTTGGGGGTGTTGTTAACAGTCAACACCAAAAGGGTTTGGCTGCTGATTTGGTTTGCGCTGATATGGAATCTTTGGAAAAGGTTCTGAGAGAAACAGGCGGTTTTGACCAACTTATTAAAGAACATCGTAAGGGGTCTAAAAGTTTTTGGTTTCACGTTTCAGTTTGCAACCGTAACGGCAAACCCCGTAACCAAATTATAATGAATTTGGAAAAGAAATAGTTATGGATAAAGCAATAGAAATTTTGTTGAAGTCAATTAAAGTTTCAACAGAAAATTTGCAGTACATAGCAGAAAATACAACAGGAACAAACGGTATGTTATTAAATTCTGTTATTGATACACTAAAGGCGCAAACCTTAGTAATAAAAACTATTTCGTGCAAACTTGATGAAGAAACGGCAAAGAAAAACCGTGCTTTGGATTTTATTTGTAGCAAAAATCTAGCCTACGAATTTACTAATAAAAAATAAGAAAACAGGTAGCATTTTATTTTGCTACCTGTTTTCTTTTATAAATAAACGCCTGTTTCAAGTTGTGAAACAATTTCGTTATATTCATCTACCAACAAGTTTGCAGCGTTCAAATTCACGTTTTCAAACTGTGCAAACCCTGTAACGTCTTTAACTGTCACGTTTTCCTGTGTATTGTTAACAGGAACGTTTACGGTTAAATTTTCAGTAATCAACACGTAAGGTTCTAAACCATACAAAATTTGTTCGTTCCATTTTTCACCGCCAACAACGTTTAAATCTGTGCCCAAACGGTAAATAACATCACGTGACAAAGAAAAACTTTCAATTTGGAACGTTACACCATCGCACGACAACAACGCCACGGCATCACCTGTAATTACGTTAACTTTGATAGATAAATTAACCGTTTTACCGATGTAATTACTATCAATAAAAACAACGCCACGGCACGGGATAAACATTTGAATCTGTGCGTTAAAGTCTTCATTGTTACCGTTTGCCCCTGTTAGTTCAATGTTTCCGAAATCTAGTAACATTATATCACTATCGGGATATTTAACCTTTATCCCTGTGTTGTAGTTACCACACTTCAAAACATCGTCACCGCCAACGGGAACTGCTGTAAATATTCTTTTTATACGGTTTACATATTCGCCCAAATTCACCTCAGAATAAGTTGTGCCCGTGTCACTTTCGCCCGTTGGTTTAAAGAAACGTTTCTTTGAAAATTCGTCCAAATTTTCCAAAGTAACTACATAAACGTTTATCGCACCGTAATTTTTAATCGTTGGCGGTTGCACTACATCGGCATTTGCATAAACCGTTAAATCGGTTGCACCCGATGTTAAATTAATCGTTACCGTGCCCGTTTGCTTATCTTCTGAAATTGTGCCGTTACTTACAACTGCATCGCCCTGATTATTGGTGAAATTTGCCTGTATCTCTGTTAATTCTGCATTCGGGTTCGCTTTGAAATTAAACGTGTAACTTTGCCCCGTCTTTACCTTTACAGGTTTTTCGCCAACAATTTCGCAATTTGTCAAACTGTAATCAACTTCAACGAAATCGCCCAAAAGATACTCACCGTTTATTATAATGGATTCCGTTGCAATAGGAACAATAATTGTTGCAGTTTGATTTGTTACGGTCATTTCGTAAGTTTCGCCACCGTATGTTATTGTAGGCGTACCGTTAAACATTCCCTGTGCCGTTCCCTCAACTGTAACGGTATAATTTGTTTCACTTGCCACCGCTTTTGCAGTTGTGTTTGTGATATTGTTAGTTATTTTCAGTTCCTTTACACCCGAAATAAATTTACCTGTTATAGAAATTTCGTCACCACTAGAGCAATAAACCGTAAGCGTGCCAACGTTGCCCGAAACATTAAACGGGGTATCTATTACCCAATCACCGTTCCAATTTTCGTAAGTAGCCTTTAAATCGGTAAACGTACCGTAACCGTTGCCCGTTACCGTTATATCGAAATGGTGGGAATCTTTTTGTGTGTCGGTTACTGTAACGTCACCCGTGAATTCAGAAAGGTTATAAGTTAAAGCGTTTGTTGGTTCTGTTGGTGTTCCCAAACTCGCATTTATGAAACACGTCATTTCCTCTGTGTTACTACTACCAACAGTAACACGTTTACAAATATATTTTCCGTTGGACGTGATTCCGTCTTTTAACCCTTTGATAACGGCATCATTTTCGCCAACAGAAACTTTTGTGACGTTAAACGGTGTTTTCTTTATTGAACCATCAAACAAACGTGAAATATAAAAATTTTCACCGTCATTCTCTTTAAACTCGCAACCGTCAATTGCTTTTGCAGCAAAAACGGCATAAGTTGTGGCATCGTTTTTGTACGTCTTACTAGAATTATTATCTATACAACGAACTAAATCTAATTTTATAGGATATTCAGCCATATTTAAACATTACCTTTAATAGTTACCATAACAATACTACCTGTTTCATCCAATAGCCCCTTATTCGGAAAATCTAGTTTTCTGATATTCGGGCGAACGTCAACAACGTTTGAACGGTTTGAAAGATATTTGTTTCCGTTTTCGCTTTTAGTCAACGTTGCAGTACTGTTTAAGATAATATCCTTATAAGTAAACAGAACGTCAACACTCAAACGAACTGTGCAAATATCCCCGTCTTGTTGTTTCTCAGAAACGAAATAATAACGGTTCAAACTTTCGATGTAAACGTAATTGAAAGTTACAGGCGTGCGAGTTCTGAAACGTACAACAGGCGTTAAAACGTTAAACGTTGCATTCAATACGCCCGTGTACTCTTCGTTTGCCTGTAAAGTCTTGTTTACTTCGTTTGGTTTGCCGTTGTAAACGAAAGTTTTAATTTTAATCATACCGCAAAAAGTTAAAAGGGTGTGCCCCTGTGCTATCAACTACAGGAAACACACCCCAACAGTTAAACAACCAAATTAGGCGACAAAGAACACAACAAAGTTTTCGTTTGTGTCATTGAAGTAGCCAGCGTCGAATTTGAAGTAATTGTTGAAAAATTCTGCTTTGGCGTTGTAGTTGGTCGTTACTCGCTTATCCAAATTGGTAACACCTAAAGCGTCACGGTCAAACATCACGCCCAACACGCCACCGATGGAAACGGTTGCACCGCTTGCAGATTTTACATCAATTTTTGAAACGTGTTCAAAGGCGTAATCTTTGCCCGTTGCTTGCCAACTTGCCACGGTTTCCGCCTGTGGCAACAAAACGTTCTCATTATGGAACGTGTCGGCATACAGGTAAGTTTTAGCTGCTGCTGCGAAATCTGACAACAGAACGGTATGCAAAACGTCTTTAGGTGTGAAACGTTCCTTACCACCAACGTTAAACAGGGTTGAAATTGTCTGCAATCTGTCTGCATACAAACCCATCATATACGCAGCAAAACGAATAAAGTCTGGGGTTGTTACAGCTACATTTGCAGCCAAAGAAGCACCCGTTTTTTCGTTGTAAAGTTTCAACAGGTTCACACATCGAACTGTTGAAGCACTTGCATAGTCAACAGTTTCGTTTGTTGACTGTACGAAACCGAAAGCGGTTTTATCTGCGTCCAAAGTTTCCGCAATCATATTGTTAATTGTACGCATAACAAGTGCATCGGTTTTGATAGTCATTGACTTTTCAACTGCTGAATAAATCATTGACATAAAACCGTTCAACTGTTCTGCACTGCTGAAAGATTCCTTTACCTGTCTTTCAGTGATAGATACGGGCACTTCAAAAGTTACCTTAGAGTTGAAGAACTTAGCAGAAACCGTTGGCTTGTGGAAAACATCCTGTTTGTACTCTGTGCCGTCTTTCAAGTTCCACGTGTCGTTTTCCTCAGCCTCTGGAACGTCAGCGGAAATTTTTTCCAATACGCTACCAAATTCCCAAGCATCCATCAACACGCTAGGAACTTTACCACTGTAAGGGCGGTTTACGAAAACCACTTTACCGATATGGTTTACAAGTGATTTAACATAATTGTCTACTGCGTTTTGGTTGAACACTTCGTTGCCCAAATCAACAATACCTGTAAGGTCTTCGTGCACCAAATCGGTTCTACCCAATACTTCACCCGATACGGTGTTAACTAAATCATAAATCTGTTTTACTTCCATTTTTATAAAAATTAAGTATTAATAAATATCTATTGTTAACTCTTTTGCAAGTTCTGTTATCACTTGCGTTTTGAAATTAGTTTTGCGCAAACTCATTTCTTTTTGAATAATTTCACTAGTAGGAACGCTAGACGGAACACCGTTTTTAAGAACTGTTTTTGTGCCCGTTTCTTGTCTGTTCCCTGTGGAATCTCGCTGCTGCTTTGTGTCATTGCCAAAATCTCCATCATTAAATGTAACACTTGAATCGATGGTGTTGTTATTGCCTGTTTCGTCAACGGTGTTATTTGTTGTTTCCGTTGTCTTTGACGTTACAGGATTCAACACATCATATTCGTTATTAAACACTTGAATCTGTTTTTGCCATTCATCAAACTTAACCGTTATAATGCTTTTAACAATATCGGTTGCAGTTTCGTTTGTAACGGCATCAACTAGAGTTCTGTTCCCATATTTGAAACAAAAATCAATATCAATTAATTTCGGGTCGTCTTCCCCAAATATTGATTCATACAAAACAGGAAACAGGGGTTTAAAGATTTTTTCAAATAAACCATTTTCACCCGTGAAAAGTTCATTAATTTTCATCGTCTTTCTCTTCTGTTTCTTCTGTTTCTTCATTTTCTTCTGTTTCTGTTTCCGTTTCTTCTGTTTCTTGTGTTTCTTCTGTTTCTGTTTCCGTTTCTTCTGTTTCTTGAGTTTCTTCTGTTTCGTTTTCCGTTACAGGGTCAACGTCTTCTGTGTCGGTGTGGTCGTGCCCGTCTTCTGTTGCTTTGAGCAACGACAAATAATTTTCGTGTTCAATCTTCCAACTAGAACCCAACGTTACAGTAATATTCGTACCAAACATTTCGTTAACACGTTTCACGCCCTCAACACGTTCTGTTAACATTGAATCAACGAACGGCATCAAAGCATCAATATTCATTGAAACTTCTTGCGTGTTCAATCGTTCACGTTTCATATTATAGTTTGCATTCAAACCTAAATCATTGAACATTGATGCTTTGTAATACTGCAAAAGTTCAATTAATTGCCCGATTTGCTGGTTTCCCTGTGTCGGTGGGGTTTGTAAGTTAACACCTTTAAAAAATGCATTTTCCCCGATTACTGAGAAATCACCGTTTAAAATCTTCTGCAAAAAAGATTCTGCGCTTTGTTTGGTCTTATCATCACTAGCCGAAATTAACATAGTGATACGTGTCAAAATGCTAGCCAAATTAAGCGTTATTGTCGCATCGGTGTAAAGTACGCCATATTTGCCGATTATTGGCAAAAGTGAATCTGCAAACGGTGTATTGTTGATAACGACAATATCGGAATCAATTTTAAACGTTTTGTTCAAATTTAACCACGGGTTTGCAACCACGTAATCTTTGCCGTGATAATACGCATCACATTCACCGCCCCGTGTACCCTGTAAAGCATACAGTTCCCCGTTAACTTTTGCGATTCCAACGTTACCCGATGTTTGCAGAATCTTTTCAAGTTCTACAGGGGGCATTGTTTCGGGTGTACCCGTGTACTCAAACATCTTTGAAGTCATACAAAGAACACGTTGCATAAATGTGAATAATGCAGAATCTTTGTTTTTAACTTCTGTTTGAAACCTGTTATATAAGTTTTCTTTCTCCATTATTTAACAAGCGTTTTAATTAAGGTACAAAGTTCTGTTAACACTTTAGTGTTACTTTGTACGGTTTCATTTAACTTGTCGGTTTCGTTTTGGTGGCGTTCGTTCTGTTTCTCCATATAGAAGAAAAGAGCGACACAAACCGCAACAGGAAAACCAACGTTACTAATTAACGATACTATTGCATTTACGTCCATATAGCAAATTTTAACTTTGTTATTTGATGTTGCAAAGATAGGAAAATTATTTGGTACAACCAAATAAAACGGGGGAAAAGTGTTTCACGTGAAACATTTTTAACCCCCGTTAACAGATATTAAGTAATAATGTTACTTCTTGCACTTGCCATCAAGTAATTGCGCACAATTTCGCCAATTTCGTTATTTTGATAAAATACCTTATCGGTGGCGAAATATCTAGTAATCTGCGATTCTAGATAGGTTGCAGTACTCAACAACTTTCGTTTGTAGTTTGGTTTTCCGTTCATTTGCAACGAATAAATCAAACTATTGTCTGTGTCCTTTATAGGGGTTGTTTTGTTGTGAATATAAATAAAGTTATTCACCCCGTTTTCTTTGTCCTCAATCTGTATCACGTTGCCCTGTAATGTCATTTCGTTAAACTGGATATAGAAGACAAACAACACATCATTCGGTTTATATTTTACAGGCAAATGTGGATATGCCGCGAGTTCCCATTTACCGCCCGTAATCATTTGCAGATTTTCATTGTCGAAACAGAAATATTTGTTGCTCGCTTTGTGCTTAACAATCGTACTGCAATATTCTACGGCTACCGTTGCACCGTGTTCGCCAAACTTGTATATGTCAATAGTTCCCTGTTCCATCACTCGCACCTGTTTCAATCCCATTTCTGTAAAATACGGGCAAAACTGATTTACGGTGTTACCCAACATAAAAACTTTAACATCGTTTCTCTGTCTGATAATAGTACTTAACAGGTTCATATATAACATAAATTCATCGGGCAAATAATAACGTCTTGTTAAGAACTCATCGAAAACTATTGTAGTTATGTTTGGGTAACTACTACTTTTTTCGTGTTCTTGTTCTGAAAGACAAAACCCGAAACAAAACGGGGTGTTATCGGGTACACGCTTTTTGGTTTCGGGGTCATAAGACGAAAGAAACCATTTACCCGAAATATAAAACACTTCGTTAAATTTACCGCCTGTTAGTTCCTGTATAACACCGTTTGCAACGTGATTACTAAACAAACTTTCGGCACGTTTCCCCCTCAAATCTTCACGCCATCTACGAATATACGCCATTTGTTTACCTGTGCGTAAATATTCTTTAATTCCATACAGTAACGTTGCGTAGGTCTTACCATTGGAACGTTCACCGAAAATTACGTTGTAATCTGCATTCTTTGATAAAATTCGATTCAACGTGTAAAATTTCGGTGTTTCTACCTTTTCTTTCTTCTGTTTCATATTATTCTTTCTTTAGTCTGATTCCCATTAAATAATTAATATAAAGAACTGAAAGACTCAAAGTGTACCCCGTTGGTTCTAAGTGTACCCCCGTTGTCGTGTCATAACTTGAAACGTTCCCCTTATAGTCTTTTATCGTTCCCTTTTGTTCGTAATCAATATATGTATGAATATTCTTACCTGTTGCCGATGGTGGAATATCTAGATAATTTGTAAATGCATCAAAGATTCCACTTTCTCCAAATGTTTCTAACATATAAGGGATAGCAGATTTTTTGTTAACGCCCGAAACAGTCATTGAATAATTGTAATCTTTGCCGTTTACTGTTAGGGCGTTTTCTTCTTCCACCATATAACGCTTAGCACCTAAAGTTTTGAAACGGGTATACCGTCCCTCATAGTCCCAAACCCCCAAAGGTTTTGCGATTCCCTTTATCGTAACGGGTTCAACCTTTTCAAAGGATATTTTGTGAAACTTACAGGCGGTACGCAATTTCTGTTGTGCCAAATCGTTGTACGCTTTGAAATAGTCTTTGTGGGAATCACCATTCATAATTTTAACGGAATCTGTATCACTGTATATGTAATCGTCACCACATTCCGAAATACCTGTAAATAGATTCCTACGGGCATAAGCTGTAACATAAATACCCCACGGGTAAAACAAAAAGCGGTTTTTGCTATCATTGTATTTATTAAGCATTTCTAATTGTTTTTCGCCTGTAAGGTGTTCAACGTCCCACGTTTCACCATCGCACAAAATTTCATCACGCAACGGGTTTGTAACACACATACCGTAACAACTATTAAGCATTTCTTTGCTATTCAAATACTCTACTTCTTTACCCTTTACACCCTTTAGTTTTGTTTTCATTTCATACAGGTGCAAAATAGATTCTACAAACTCAGTCGGCAAATATTCTTTTCTGTAACAAATCATTCGCCCGATTCTTATTTGTTCCCACGTGTAAAACTGCGAAAACACTTTGTAATCTATTTCCGTAATCGTCATACATATTTTCTTTGCACAAACTAATCGCCCGTTATTCTCGGAAACGTTTTCTTTCACGAAACATTTACTAACCGATATAGGGTTTTCGTTTTCTGATTTCGCAAATATGTTTGTTATCTCAACATCAAAGACACAACAAAATTTGCTAGTCATAAACTCAAATTGTTTCATTGACTTTATCGGCACAATAACGCCCGTACTCATTGGAAACTTTTCTGAAACCATCACATAAGGGTAACTGCTAGTAAAATCGTAACTATCTACATTTTCAATTACTTCATCTGTGTATTTTGCGTTGGCGTGCGTAAAACCACCCGAAAACGCCCGTTGTAACATCGCAAATTCTTCCATACCTGTTATATTTAAGTTATGAATCTTATCAATATATTTAAAGTTTGGAATCGTTTTGCCTGTTTCGTCAGTTGTTTTAAAGCATACAGAACGGCAATATTTACGTACAAAACCAGTCTTTGTAATCGGCAAACGGGTTATTCCTTTGTAACGTTCTATTAGTTCCTGTATGTAACACATCACCACTTTTATATCATTCAGACAGTAACCAATTTCTTTTTGTGTCAACGGGGTTTTACTGTGACGTAACAAACTGTAATCCAAATCGCCAACTAACTTTTCACATTTGTAGGTGTGTAATTGTTCGCCTAATTTCGCCAACGAATAACCCGAAAGTAAGTAACTACAACGGAACTCCAAACCCGTTTTTGTTACACCGTAAATCGGTTTTCTAAGGTCTATTGAAAAAACCTTTCCCCAATCTAGCATTTCACGGAAAAATTGGAACTCATAAGCCAAATTGTGAACGTAAATAATAATACGTTTCTTTAGGCAAAGTTCCAATATATCCACTATTTCTGATAACATTTGCAAAAATTCGTCCCACGTGCGCCCCATTATGCAAAAACCGTTTATTCCAAATTGCCAAACATACATTAAAGAGCACTTTTCCATTTTGGTTTCTTTTCCACCTAATTTCATATAGCGTTCGTAACTGTATGTTTCCCCATCTTCATCACGGTAAAATGATGTAGTTTCAATATCGAAAGAAACAGGAACGTTTAAGAACTTTTCGCCCTTATTGTTTCCTATGAAATTCTTATCGTTCACCGCCAAAGATAAAACCTTTGCAATATCTTTTGGCGTGTAAACTTCTGTATGTAGTTCAAAGGGTATTTTCTTCATTATAAACCGAATTTTTCAAATTCTTGCAATATCTTTTTTAACGGTTCGTCCGTTTTAAATTCGTCAACGTTGTTCACATAAGCCTCAGAATTTGGGTCATTTGCTATTTGTTCTATTGCGTCATCTAAGGCGTTTTCGATTTTTACGGCATCGTCTTCGATTTGGTCGGACACGTCACGTGATTCTTGTTCTAGTTCCCCCGTGAAATCTTTGTACTGCATTAAATATTGTTCCAAAAATCTTTCATCGGAAACACTTGCAATTTTACCCATCAACTTATCTTGCATCAACTTAAATTCTTTATCGTCTAAGTTGTAAGACTTCTTTAAATGGTTTGAATATTCACGTGTACCACTTGCAGTTGAAGTTGGTTGTTGCAAAAAAGAAACCGCTTTGGAATATTCAATTTTTAAATCGTTCCAATCGTGTTTCATTGAAAACTTTGTGAAACCTTTAATATCACCTTTGTTTAAAGCAACAACCGCTGGCGAAACAAAACCCGATTTTTCTACGTTCTGAATACGCCTGTTTGCCTGTTGAAACACACGGGCAATTTCTTTACGCAAATAGCCACGGGATTCTATTGCGTCTAATATTTGCTTATCAACGTGTATTTTTGCCGTTGCTGCAAACGTTCTTTTTGAAAACCCTATCGAATTTAACTTTGCCATAATATCAACACTTTTAAATGAAACAAAAACGGGGTAACAATAAACTAAGTTACTGTTTACCCCGTGCCGTTATCCACCCTTTACCTACGAAAACTACTTATCTACAAAGGTAATACCGTAACACTTTTTGGCGTGCGATTCATATTCATAAATCGTGTAACCAACTTTGTTAGCTTTGATAGCGTCCACCGCATCACTATTTGCTAGAATCTCTCGCACTGTGTCACCTGTGAACTGTGGTAAGTTCACTAAACGCTTATTTTCTGCGTCAATGATTACAGGTGAATCGCCCAACTGCGATTTGTGAACGTACATACCATTAATAGGGTGCACCACATCACCGCCACCGTCTTTCTCACTGTTGTAAATATCTGTCAACTTTACAAACGGAAAATCGGTCGTATCAATACCGAAACTAGTCTTATTGAAAGTACTAGCAAAACTAAAACCTTTTGGCATAACTTTACACTTTTAAACGTTAAACTTCTGTTGTGTAACGGGGTGTTACTTTACTTCTTTCACCCCGTTTGCTGCTGCGAACTCATTCAACCACTTCTTAAAGCGGTTCAACTTGATAACCGCCTTATCGTCTTTGGCGACTTCATTTGAAGTCATAAGAGCGTTAACACTAGTGATACAGTTGAAAACAGTTTCATTAAAATTCTCATTCATAATTACCTAATTTAATTTGTTAAACTTATATTGTTTCTTAACACGGTGCAAAGATACAACGTTTTTGCAAAACCACCAAATTATTTTCGTTAAAAAGTCTTAAAGAAATAAATTAACTGTTTTTAACACTTGCAATCGCCATCGCCCTTTTGTTCCACGTGAAACAATCACTTTGCCAACGTTCCACGTGAAACATTATTTTTATGAAAGTTTAACAAAGTTAAAGTGTGTTAAAGTTGGTACGGTGCGGCTCAACAAAAAGCGTGCCAAAGTGTGTTAATGGACGTTAAAAGATAGTTGGGAAATGTTAAATCTGAGTGCCTTGTGTACC